CGTAGCTCCAACGTTGGGACAAGCCCGTAGCATTATCTGGGACTTGCTTCATGACCTCGGTAGGCCTGTCATCAAATCATCCCATGTTAATAACCTTGAGATTACCCTTATCAATGGACGTAAGATACTCGTACGAGGTGCTGATAACCCTGACTCGCTACGTGGTGTGTCTCTGGTATATCTGGTGCTTGACGAATGTGCGTTCATTAAGCAGGACGTTTGGGAGAAAATCTTACGTGCTGCTTTGTCTGACAAGAAAGGTAGAGCTTTATTTATCTCTACTCCTAGTGGGCGTAACTGGTTCTATGATACGTTCAAGCTGGGACAGTCAGGTGAGGACGAGGAATGGAAGAGCTGGCACAAGACTACAGCAGATAACGAAACTATCGATCCTAAGGAGATTGAGGCTGCTAAGAGGAGCTTGAGTAGCTTTGCCTTCAAGCAGGAATACTTGTCTAGCTTCGACACCGCAGGTGCTGATGTCTTCAAAGCTGAGTGGATCAAAGAAGGTGAGATGCCCAAGGATGGCTCTTACGTTATTGCCATTGACTTGGCAGGCTTTGAGAACATTACAGACGGTACACAGAATAAGAAGAGACTAGACGAGACTGCTATTGCAGTGGTCAAGATCGGTACGGATAACAAGTGGTATGTCCACAAGATTGAGCATGGACGGTGGGACATTAAAGACACCTGCATGAGAATCTTGAAGAACATTAAAGAGTATCAACCTCTCCAGATTGGTATTGAGCGAGGAACGGCTATGAACGCTGTCATGGGTGTATTACAGGACATGATGCGTCAGTACAACACCTTTGCTCACATCCAGACACTTACTCACGGTAACAAGAAGAAGATAGACCGTGTGGTGTGGGCCTTACAAGGAAGGTTTGAACATGGTCACATCATCTTGAATGAGGATGAGGACTTTGAAGACTTCAAGGATCAGATCGTTATGTTCCCTACCAAGGGCGTACATGATGACTTGGTTGATGCTCTCGCTTACGTTGAACAACTCGCTATCTCATCATTCCTCCCTGACTACGAAGAGGATGAATATGAGGTCTACGATCCTATTTCCGCTTATTGACACCCTCTAATGGGCTTTCGCCGCGTGTACAGGTGCGCGGGTCAACACACCTGTTTCTCTCGAAAGGAGATTAGATGAAAGAATGTTTTAAATGTGGAATTGTACATCCTTTGGAAAATTTTCATAAACATCCTCGGATGAAAGACGGACGTTTAAATAAATGTAAAAGTTGCGTTATAAAAGATGTAGCTGAATGGCGTTTAAAGAATCCTGACTGCCGCAAAAAAGAACACGAAAAAGTTCGTGAGAAAAGAGGCGGCAGAACACGTGAACAATATTTTAAAGAATTGAGCACAAATAAGATCGGGCGTAAAGCTTCTTCTTTAAAGTATACGTACAAACGTAGACGGGCGCAAGAAAAATGCCTTCAAACAGAATGGGATATTTTTGTATTTGAAGAAGCTTTTAAACTTGCTGCTTTGCGAGAACAAGTTACAGGAATTAAGTGGCACGTAGATCATATAATTCCTATGTTTCATAAACAAGTCTGCGGCTTAAACGTGGCAGAAAATATTCAAGTTGTTCCTGCTTCATGGAATGTGAGAAAAGGAAACCGTAACATGGATAAATACTTTGCAACCGCAGACATTAGTGGATATTAACAATGGAAAATAACTTAGAACAAAATCAGTTCGATGAGCCTACAGAGTCCGACAAAGAACTGACTGATTGGGTTGTATCGCATACTGATAGCTGGCGTGACTGGCGAGATCAGAATTACTTAGAAGCTTGGCTTGAGTATGAGCGTATCTTCCGAGGTCAATGGGCTCCTGAGGATAAGACTCGTGAGAGTGAACGTAGCCGTATCATCTCTCCTGCGACTCAGCAAGCTATCGAGACTCGCCATGCAGAGATCATGGAAGCTATCTTCGGCCAAGGTGAGTTCTTTGACATCAAAGATGACATCATGGACGTTAACGGCAATCCTTTGGATGTTGAAGATATCAAGCTCAAACTTAACGAAGACTTTGCCCGTGACAAGATCAAGAAGGCTATTGACCAGATCGAGTTGATGGCTGAGATTTACGGTACAGGTATCGGTGAGATCATCGTCAAGACCGAGAAAGAGTATGCTCCCGCTACTCAAGCTATTCCCGGTGTTGTTGGCCAAGCTGCTATTGGTGTGTCCGAGAAAGATCGTACATCGGTTAAGTTGGTTCCTGTTAACCCTAAGAACTTCTTGGTTGATCCTAACGCTACATCCTTGGATGACGCTATGGGTTGCGCTATTGAGAAGTTCGTGTCTGTCCACAAGGTCGTGGAAGGAATGGAGTCTGGTATCTATCGCAAGATCGACTTAGGCTTAGATGCTCCCGATGATGACTTAGAGCCTACCGATGACCTGACTAACTTCCAAGATGGTAAGGTTCGATTACTGACTTACTACGGTCTGGTTCCTCGTGAGTACTTAGAGCAGTTAGAGAACGAAGAAGAGGTTGCTGACCTGTTCCCTGAAGACTCTCTGTCTGATGACTACTGCGACTTGGTTGAAGCCATCATCGTTATCGCTAACGGTGGCAAGCTCCTGAAGGCTGAAGAGAATCCCTACATGATGAAGGATCGTCCTGTCATGTTGTATCAGGATGACACTGTTCCCGGTCGTGTGTTCGGTCGTGGTACTGCTGAGAAGGCCTACAATATGCAAAAAGCTATTGATGGTAGCCTGCGTATGGACATGGACTCTCGTGCCCTTACCAGCGCTCCTATGATGGCTATGGATGCTACTCGCTTGCCTCGTGGTGCTAAGTTTGAGGTACGTCCCGGTAAGTCGTTCCTGACCAATGGTGATCCCAATCAGATCATGATGCCTTTGAAGTTCGGTGTGCATGACCCTGCTTCGGTTGCTGCTTCCCAGAACTATGAGCGTTTACTGCTCCAAGCTACAGGTACTGTTGACAGTGCAGGTATGCCTTCAGCAGCTCCTCGTGACGCTGGCGCAGGTGGTATGTCGATGGCTATGGCAGGCATCATCAAGAAGTACAAGCGTACCTTGAGTAACTTCCAAGAAGACTTCCTGATCCCCTTCATTAACAAGGCTGCATGGCGCTATATGCAGTTCGATCCCGAGCGTTATCCTTCTGCTGATGTGAAGTTCATTCCCACAGCTACTTTAGGTATCTTGGCTCGTGAGTTTGAACAACAGCAGTTCATTGCTTTGTTGCAGACATTAGGCCCAGACACTCCGGTGCTTCCTTTGATCCTTAAAGGTATCTTGGGCAACAGCTCCTTGAGTAACCGGATGGAACTGATTGCTGCTCTGGATCAAATGAGTCAGCCTAACCCTGAAGCTCAACAAGCTCAGATGATGCAACAGCAACTGCAAATGCAGGCTGCACAGGCTCAGATGGCTGTTCAGGAGGCACAGGCGCAGAAGTATCAAGCTGAAGCACAGCAGACGATGGTTGAGACTCAACTGTTGCCTGAGAAGATGCGTATTGATGTCGTTCAAGCTGCCGCTACCAACTTGGATAACGGTGGTGACTTCGACAAACGCTTGAAGCTTGCTGACATGATGCTTAAAGAGAAGCAAATCAATCTGAAAGCTGCTGATACTGCCTCGAATGAGCGTATCGCAATGATGCAGATGAGCAGTAAGAAACAATAACCAAGTGAAAGGTTCTCCCTAAATGGATAAAGAACTTCAGACTTACTATGAGAACACGTTCTCCATGATGGCTACCGATGGGTGGAAAGCTCTCATGGAGGACTTTGAAAAGTTAAAGCAAGAGCTAGAAAACATCCGCACGGTCAAAGACGCACAAACATTATCTTATCGTCAGGGCCAACTGGATATTCTAGACCTTATTTTAAACCGCAAGAAGACTTGTGAAGAGATTTACGAGCAATTAGAGCAGGAGGAGAGATAAATGCGCCGAATGTTCGAGTTTGTTTGTAAAGATGGACACATATCTGAAGCATTAGTGGATGAAACCGTTAGAGAACTCGCTTGCAGAGCCTGCGGAGAACACGCCACAAGAATTGTTTCCGCTGTCAACATGAAGTTGGAGGGCATCACAGGTGCTTTTCCATCGGCATATGACGCATGGGAACGTAAACGGACTGAGAAGCTGGCACAGGAGAGGAAAGCCTCCTATGCTGTACCAGATTAATCTCATTCCACATTAACGGGTAAGTACTGAGTAATCAGTATTCACATTTCATAGTCCTATAATCTCAGAAGAGACAGGAGAAAGACAGTATGGCACTTATTGAAGACGAATCGTTTGACCAAGAATTGGATTCGATCACAGAGGAACAACCTAAAGAGACTCCGGTAGCGGAACAAACTCAAGAAGTTGTAGTAGAGACGGTAATTCCTGACAAGTATAAAGGCAAATCCTTAGATGAGATTGTCAAAATGCACCAAGAAGCTGAAAAGATGATTGGTAGGCAGGCACAGGAAGTACATGAAGTACGCTCTCTTGCGGATCAGTTACTCAAACGGCAACTCGAAGCAGATAAGACACCGAATGTTGAAAGTGCGCCCGAAGTTGATTTCTTTGAGAACCCTCAAGATTCAATTAAACGTGCAATCGAGAACAATCCCGCAGTTCTGGAAGCTAAACAAGCTAACCTTGAGCTTAAACGGATGAAGACAGCACAACAACTGGCATCTAAACACCCTGATATGCAAACTATTGTCCAAGACACTGGTTTCCAAGAGTGGATTAAGGCTAGTCAAGTGCGTATGGGTCTGTATGCTAAAGCTGATGCCGAGTTTGACTTCAGTTCCGCAGATGAACTCTTGAGCACATATAAAGAACTTAAGCAAGTTCGTAACAACAACGTACAAGAAGCTGGTAAACAACAGAAAGCACAAGCTCTAAAGGCCGCTGGTGTTGATTCAGGTGGTTCTGGCGAAGTTGCAAAGAAAGTATATCGTCGTGCGGATTTAATCCGTCTTAAAATGACTGATCCAGATCGTTATGAGCAACTCCAACCTGAAATTATGAGTGCTTATGCCGAGGGTCGAGTCAAATAATCATTATCAATC